CCGCAGGAGGCGCGCGAGCGAGCTGGTCAGGTGGTCGTTGAAGAGCACCGGCTCACCGGTGCGGCGGGTGAGCCCGAGCTTGGCCGCCATGTGCGGGCGGCGCAGCAGGTGGCCGTAGGCGTCCATCGAAGGGCGCACGCCGTTGGCGACGTCTTCCTTGGCCCAGAGCACGAGCGCCCGGTAGGCCTCGGGGTGGTCGCGCTTCCAAGCGACCGCGTCGCCGAGCGGGTCGACGCCGATGAAGGTGAGCTGATCACTCATGCGGCGTCACCGCCGTAGAGCTGCGCGAGCAGCCCGTCGTCGAGGCCGGCGGAGGCGTACCAGCGGATGAAGGCGTCGCGCGGGACGATGTACCTCCCGCCCTTCACGGTGCCGTTCGGCTGCGGCACGCCGCCGCGGTGGATGCAGGGGATGTGCCGGCGCATCGCCTCGACGTCGCCGAGCAGGCGCGCCGCGTCGAACTCGCGGCACGACTGGTAGATGGAGCCGATCGAGATGCCGAGCAGCGCCGCGGCCTCGTGCTTGGTGACCGGGTCGGAGAGGCGCGCCTCCAGGCGCACGGTGGTGGTGGGGAGAGGGGCGCTCATGGCGCCCCCCTCTCCTTGAGCGCCTCGATCACGTAGCCGGCGCTCTCCTCGCTGAGCTGGGCCGGATCCGTCGCCCCGTAGGAATCGAGCACGGCGGCGAACTCGGCCTCGTAGATGCCGGTCTGCTTGCGCAGGCGGACGATCGTGGCGAGCTGCTGCTTGGATGCCGCCGGCGGGCGCAGCGGAATCGCGCCGCCGCTTCTCGGCCCGCGGCCCGGGGGCTCTTCTTCGCCCTCATCGGGCGCGGGGCTATCCGGGGCCGCGAACGGCACGTCATCGTCGTAGTCGCCACTCTGTGCGCCCGTGGCGGGCCCTTCGTCGGCCTCGCCTTCGAGCACCTCGCCGCTGTCCGCATCGATGCGGGCACCGATGCGCTCGGCGACGCGCTCAGCGACCGGCTTGCCCGAGTCGACGACGCCGGCGGCGACGCGGTCACCGAAAAGCACGTCGGCCTCCGCCTGCAGGGCGGCAGCCAGGCGCTCCGACTCCTTGGGCGCCAGCTTGAGCGCCTGGATGAGCACCGTCTTGCGGCCCATGGCCTCGTAATCGGAAGTCCAGGGGCCGACGGTCTTGCCCGCCTTGGTCTTCGGTGCGAAGCGGTCGCGCACGTCGTCGACCTCGGCGCGGCGCATCACCTTCATCAGCGTGCCGCCGTTGGTCAGCTTGACCACGGCGTAGAAGGCGACCACCTCATGCGGCAGGTGGTCTGCCTCCATGTCGGGCACGTGCTCGATCTTCGGGTCGCTCCCGAGCTGGTACTTGAAGTGGTCGGAGGGGTAGACGGCCTCGGCGAGGATGTCGGCGACCTCGCCGCTCCGGTAGGCGAGCTGGGCGAGGCCCATGTAGCCGGGCTGGAACTGCGCCTCGAGCGAGCCGAGCTTGCCGTTCCAGCGCGGGATGATCCAGCCTTCGCCGAACATCCCGGGCCGCAGGCCGCTCTGCGCGGCCTTGAGTAGGGCGCCCATGAAGCTGGGCACGGTGCACTTCTGCAGCTCGGGGTTGAGGCGCACCTCCGTGAGCGCGATGCGCATCATGCTGTCGACGCCGATATGCCGCGGGAGCGCCGCTGCGACCTGGCTCTTGAAGCTGGCGTTGTCGAACACCTGGAGCACGCTCTGCGGGCTCGCCTGGCGCGTCGGCGCTGAGGCGTCTTCGCGGCGGGCGAGGTCGGTGGCTTTCTGGGGCACGGTCACGGGGTGACCTCCTTCGGTGCGGCGAAGACGCGCGACTCACTCGTTCTGGCGTACTGGGCCGCCAGGTCCGGGCGCTCAGCCTTCAGCCGCTTGCTGTCGATGCTGGTGCGTGTCTGCCGCTTCCACGAGAGGCGCCAGTTGCCGATCACGGCCTGCTCGTTCTCGCCCATCAGGGCCTGAAGGCGCTGCTTGGCGGTCTCGGCCTCGCCGGAATGCTCCTCGGCCTTCATACGGTGGGCGAGGTAGTCGGAGAGGATCACCTCGGCGAGCTCGTCTTCGATCGTGACGGCGGGCTCGGGGATGGTGTCCGGCCAGAGGCGGGCGAGAGCCGAGGCGTCGGCCTCGGCGCCGACCGGATCCGGGGCGACGCCGCGCTCGACGTGCTCCTGCCAGAAGAGGCGGCCGGCCTCGATGAGGCGCTCCTGCACGCGCGGGTCGGCCTCGATCGGCACGACGGTCAGCTCGGCCCTGCCGGTGTCGGCGGCGCCGTAGGCGAGGTCGAGCCCGGTCACGGCGAGGTACCACTGCACCTGGACGAAGTAGCTGTCGGGCAGCTCCTCGGCGGCCTGGTCCCACTGGCGCGCACTCTGGAAGCTGAACGCCGTCTTGCACTCGAGCACGGCGATCGGGGTGCGCGGGTGCTCGGTCGTGGCCACGAAGCGGTCAACCGAGGCGCCGGCCGGGAAGCCCCAGTCGGTGCGCACGATCGGCGCCGGGTGGTAGCAGACGACGCGCGGGTGCGAGCGCTCGAACTCGTCGCTGATGAAGCGCTCCAGGGCGAGGCCGCGGCGCATGGGCAAGCTGTCCGATCGCTCCGCCTGCTCTGGGGCGGTCTTATCGAGGTAGACGGAGAGTGGGCTCGCCCAGGGCGAGACCCCGGTGATGGCGGCGATGTCGGTGCCGCCGATGTAGGCGCGACGCTGCGCGAGGAACTCGGCGTGGGCGGCGGTCGCGGCGCTCATGCGGCCACCTGCTTCCCGCAGCAGCCGCACAGCTCGCAGAACGCCTCGTCGTCGAACTCGGCACCGCGGCCCTGTACGTAGAGGGCGTTGGCGAAGCCGCCAGCGGCGCCATCGGCGATCTCGTCGCGCATCTCGGGGTCGGCGATGGTCGCGATCTGCTCGGCCGCCTCTGCGGCGACCTCCTCGATGCGCCTGCAGGCGAGCGCGGCATCGCACTCGAAGTCGCCGTAGGGGTTGGCGCGGCAGTAATGGAAGCCCGTCTCGGTCTCCCTGCCCACGCTGTCGCAGAGGTCGCAAGGCTCACGGCGGATCAGTGGGCGGTGCGCGGACGCGCGCGGTGTGGTAGCTTGGCTGCTGGTCCTAGCGGACTGTCGGGCGCTTACTTCTTCGCGGGAGGGGCGCCCTTCTTTCGTTCTCATGAAGATCCCCTTGGTGGAATTGACCCGTCTGACTGGCTAGCTGCGCTCCTCCTTCCCTATCGTTGTTTACGTTCCCTTTCAGTTTTTACTCCACGTTGAGAGGGAAAGCAAGCGGGATCTCAGAGCGAGGTCAGGGCCTCAAGAAGGCGTCGATCGACTCCTGGGTGACGTACCACCAGCCGCGAGCGCCGAGCTGCTTGCCCCGAAGAGTGCCGTTGCGGATGTACTTGCGCCAAGTCGGTCGCGACCAAGTGATCCCGTACTTCTGGAGCAGGTACTCCTCGGCCTTTCCGAGGGTCATGTAGTGCTCGCCCACGTTCCTCCCAGGCAGTCGGCGTCACTACGATTCTAGCCGTTTCACACGTTGCAGTCATTACTCTTTGCTTCATGTATCAAAGATGGCGTGGAGGTCGGCCGGGTCGATGAGCACGCGGCCTCGCGGGTCTCTCCCCGCCGGTAGCCCACCCCTGTTCACCCAGCGTCGAACCGTGTCGGGATGGACCTTGAGGTACCACTCGCGCTCGATGTAGGCGGCCGCCTGACTGGGGCTGAGGCGATCGTCGGTCACGCACTCCTCCTGGGCCGGTACAGCGCCCCGACCACGGCATCCTCGTGATGGCACCCAACACTGTTCACCCCGGGTCCTCGAGCGGATACGAACATGTGTTCGTATAGCCCCATGGTAGCGCAATCAGGCGACAGAATCACCAGTCTTTGCGGCCCGCGGCTTGAACCAGAGCACGTAGAAACCGTTGGCAGTCGCGTAGACGGCGCCGACGAAGGCGAAGACCTGCGCGGCGGTCAGCGATCCCCACGAGGAGACGAGGCCGAGCACGTCGCCGGCGAGCCAGGCGGTGGCGAGACCGATCGCTGCAGAGAGTGCGACCGAGAGCGCCCACTTGGCGCGAGCGCTCCATCGGGCGCCCTTGATGAACTCGACCAGGCGACTGGAGACGCCGCCGGCGACGAGGATCATGGCGACGAGGGAGATGGCTTCGATGAGGCTCACGCTGCTCTCCTTGGACGAAAGGGCGCGAGTCGCAGGGCGCCGGCGCCGCGTCCGTGCCGGCCACACCGGCAGCCGAGGCCGGCGCCCCGCTCTCGCTTGGGCGGCATGACCCGACGCTGCGCGGCCAGGGGATGAGCGGGAGCGACGGGGGACTCAGTGGACCAGCGCAGCGTCGGGGCGTGCATGAAGCGCAGGTTAGCGGGGGCGCCGATGCGGGGGTGAATAATCTTGGGTGCCGGGCCAGATCCGTCCTGGCCACCCTCTATCGTTTGGTGGCCGGACCATTGGTGGTCACGGTCCCCTGGGGTAGAGTCGAGGGCAACCGTTC